GTATAAAGAAATTTCAATAACTGCTGATAATAGTGGTAGTTTTTTAACCCCCTCAGTCCATTCAGGTAAAACATATTACAATTTAGATTTATCTAAAGCCCAAGCTATGTTTATTAGATTAGACACTGATCTTATATACCCTATTGGCCTTATAACACCACCTACTGTAGACGAAAGAGCACACACAATATTTATTGAATCCGCAATAGGTGCCCCTCATTTTATTTCACAACCCCCAGTTGCGGGTTCTGTTCTTACTGAAATTAGGGTAGACGTAGGTGATTTAGTAAAAGAATCTTTTATTACCCAAAATGTAGGAAGTACTTCATATGACAATACTCTTAAAATAGATAGTGGTTGTAGAATAATGTTAGTAAGAAGTAGATTTGACTGGAAAATTCAATCATTAAGTGATTTTACAGGCATTACCCCAAATTTAGGAAATATTAATGGTGGGTCTTTTTAATTACTATATATGTATATAAGAATAATAATTAAACAATAAAAGTTATGGAAAAACAACTTACTTCTGAAGAATTGCAACAAGTAAAAAGTCTACAAGAACAAACTCAACAAGTTACTATGCAGTTAGGTGCTTTAGAAATTAAAAAAATCCAATTAAAAAATCAAGTAGCATCTCTCCAACAACAAGAAGAACAAATCGCTAAATTACTTTCAGATAAATATGGGATTGGTACTTTAGACATAAACACAGGTAAAATTTCTATAATAGAAAACTAAATACCTAGGTTTACACCTTCTTTTTATATTTATGGGGGAACAACCCATGAATTAAGCTTAATAATATATAAAAGATGGCAAACGAAACTATTGTATCCCCCGGTGTATTTACTAGAGAAAATGATCAATCATTCCTCCCACAAGGTATAGGACAAATAGGAGCAGCAATTGTAGGACCCACACCACAAGGTCCAGCTTTTGTTCCTATAGTAATAAGAAACGGTTTTAGTGAATTTCAAAGAAAATTTGGTGATTTAAGTAAGGACACATATGTTCCCCAAACTGTAAGAGAATATTTAAGATCAGCAGGATCTGTAACTGTATGTAGAGTACTTGCAGGAGGTGGATATAAATTTGATGGTACTACTAAACAAGTGGTAGCATTAGTAGCTTCCTCAAGTGTGGGGAATGTAGCTCATGGTGAAATACTTTCAGTATTCTTTCCATCAAAAAATAAAGACGATGCCTCATCTTTAGAATTAGGAGATTCATCATTATCACCTGCTGCTATATCAATATCAGGTTCATTTAGTTTAACATTATCGGGATCTGCGGGTGCCTCTACTGCTAAAACAATTTCAGCTTCATTAGTAACTACACAAAATGACTATATAGAACAAACATTAGGTGTAAGAGGTAATGCAAATAATAGTAAAATAGGAGCTAATACTTATGAATTTTCAGCATTTCCACGTTTAAACTTTAAACAAAGACAATTAGCTTTAGTTGACAGTGCAAGTTTAAAGATTGTATTATTAGAAAACACTACTAATCTTGAATTTACAAGCTCATTTAGTGAAGGATACAGTGCGGCTTCTACACCATTTATTACATCACAATTAGATGTAGCAAAAAATACTACAAATTTATTTAAATTTCATACTTTAGCTGATGGTACAGATACTAACATGCAATATAAAGTATCAATTGCTAATTTAAAAGAACCAGCAAATATAAATGGTGAAGAGCAGTATTCACAGTTTAGTGTAATTATTAGAGGATATAGTGACAATGATAAAAATTTATCTGTATTAGAAACTTACAATAATTGTACATTAGATCCTAGTGATGTAAATTATATATCAAGAAAAATAGGTGACAGATACGCACAGTATAATGAAACATTAGGTAAGGTAGAATTAAAAGGTAATTATCCAAATATTTCACAATATTGTAGAGTTGAAGTAACTACACAAGTTGAAGAAGGTGCCTTATCACCTAAATTGTCTCCTTATGGATTTAAAGCTATTAATGACACAATAAGAGGATTTATATTAGGCGACACAACAGCATCCTTACCAAATGCTACTTTAAAAACACAACATATAGATAATAATAATAACTTTAGCACTACTACTTACTTAGGATGGGATTTTGCAGACACTACAGATAATGTTAACTGGATAGGACCTATACCTAAAGACCCAATAGCTAACGCAGTAGGTGATTTTAATGTAGGTTATTATAATGTTCATCCAAGTTCAAGTATAGGATGGGCAGGTAAATCATTAAGTGCCTCGTTAGACAGTAAAGGAACAGCAGGTCCTACTAAAACTTATTTAAAATTCTCAGTACCTTTCCAAGGAGGCTCAGATGGTATTAACCCAACAGTAGTACCACAAACAGGAGAAAATATTACTGATGATAATTTATATGGCTTTGACTTAAGTAGTACGAGTACAGCAGGATATAAAGGGTATAAAAAAGCTTTAGACATACTTTCAAATCAAGACGAGTATGACATTAATATGTTAGCATTACCAGGTGTAATTAAAACACTACACCCTTCAGTTACAAATGCAGCAATTGATATGGTAGAAGCTCGAAGTGATGCTTTCTATATAATGGATTTAAATGAAGTTAATGATTCAATAAACACAGCTGTAAACGCAACAGATGGTTTAGACACTAACTACGCTGCAGCATATTATCCATGGGTTAAAGTACTTGATACTTCACGAAATATGCCAATATTTGTACCACCATCAGTAGTAGTACCTGGTGCTATTGCAGCAAGTGATGCTTTACAAGCTGAATGGTTTGCACCTGCAGGTTTAAATAGAGGTGTGTTAGGAAATGTGTTAGAAGCTAGAATTAGATTAAATCAAGCTGAAAGAGATGATTTGTATGAAGCTTCAATAAATCCAATTGCAACATTCCCGCAAACTGGAGTTTGTATTTGGGGTCAGAAAACATTACAATTAAAATCATCAGCATTAGATAGAATTAATGTTCGTAGATTATTAATTGCTGTTAAAAAATTCATTGGTAGTTCTTCAAGATATTTACTATTCGAACAAAACACAGCAGCAACACGTAATAGATTTTTAAATATTGTAAACCCATATTTAGAATCAATACAATCAAGACAAGGTTTATTTGCCTTTAGAGTTCAAATGGATGAGTCAAATAACACATCAGATGTAATTGACAGAAACCAATTAGTAGGTGCTATTTATTTACAACCAACTAAAACAGCTGAATTTATCATTTTAGACTTTAATGTTCTTCCTACAGGTGCGACATTTGGTGAATAAAAATTTAAAAATTATATATTTATAATAAAATAGACAACAATGGCAATATTAAACACAAACGAAATGATGTATACGGCTTTCGAGCCGAAACTAAAAAATAGGTTTGTAATGTTTATAGATGGTATCCCTGCGTTTTTAATTAAACAAGCACAAAAACCAACTATATCATTTTCAGAAATTACTCTTGATCATATAAATGTAAAAAGAAAGATTAAGGGAAAAGCAGACTGGAATGATGTAACTTGTACATTATATGATCCCATAACACCATCAGGCGCTCAAGCAGTAATGGAATGGATTCGTTTGTCACATGAGTCAGTTACAGGTAGAGATGGTTATTCTGATTTCTATAAAAAAGACATTAGATTTAACACATTGGGTCCTGTAGGTGATGTAGTTGAAGAATGGATTTTAAAAGGAGCTTTTTGTTCTCAAGCAAACTTTGGAGAGGCAGATTGGTCTTCTTCAGAACCAACCGACATTCAACTTACTATTAGAATGGATTACGCTATCCTAAATTTTTAAACTATACTTCTCTCCCGAAGTTGCGAGGCTGGACGTCATTTTATGACGTCCTTTCTTTTTTCTATATATGTATATCTGAATAAAATAAAAATAAGTTATGGAACAAACAAGTTATAAGTTTCCCTCAGAAATGGTTACATTGCCCTCAAAAGGTTTATTATACCCCGAAGACAGTTTACTAAGAAAAGGAGAAGTTGAAATGAAGTATATGACCGCCCGAGAGGAAGATATACTTACAAATCAAAATCTCATCCAAAATGGTACAGTAATAGATAAATTACTACAATCTTTAATTATTTCACCTATAAATTATGATGATTTATTAGTAGGAGATAAAAACGCTATATTAGTAGCATCCCGTATTTTAGGATATGGTAAAGATTATAGATTTAATTTTATAAACCCCAAAACAGGTAAAGAAGAAGTAGCCACTGTAGATCTAACAGAAATAGATGATAAACAATTAGATGAGTCTAAAATAACAGTGGGTAAAAATGAATTTAGTTTTGCCCTACCTGTATCTAAAAGAAATCTTACATTTAAACTTTTAACACATGGTGATGAAGTTAAAATGGAACAAGAATTAAAGGGCTTAGAAAAATTAGGAGGAAACAGTGCTTTTTTAACCACAAGAATGAAATATACTATTTTATCTGTAGATGGTAGTTATGATATTAAAACTGTTAGAGAATTTGTAGACAATGAATTTTTAGCAATAGACTCAAAATCATTTAGAAACTATATCAAGGAAATAATGCCTGATGTTAAGTTAATGTTTGATTATGAAGGTCCTGATGGTAAAGTGGTAAAGGAGGTACCAATCCCTATTGGGGTTACCTTTTTTTGGCCTGAATCCTGAACATAGAGCTAACATTTTTAGAGAAGTACACGATTTAGTATTTCATGGTGGTGGGGGTTTTATCCATTCTGAAGTTTATGAAATGCCTATTTGGTTAAGAAAATATCATATTAAAATTATAAATGATCATTTTAAAGAGCAGGAAAAAGCAATGAAAAAAGCTCAAAATAAAAACCCAACAAGTGAAATTTCAAAACCCAACATAAACCCCACGTCAACATACAATATAAAAAGATAGATGTCATAAGACATCTTTTTTTTTCTTATATTTATAACAAAACCATATTATGGCGGAAGAAAATAAGGGAAATAAGGGAAATAAGGAAAATTTAAATATTCAAAAAAAGATTTTTGACACTTTAATTCAAACTAATAAACGACAGGTTGAATTTCAGAAAAATTTAGGTTTAAGTGCAACTGAAGCCCTAAAATTATCTACTGAATTAGGGAAATCCGCAGATTTAAGTGGAAACATAGCAACTAATTCAATTGCAGCTGCAAAAGCATTAAGTGGTTTAAATAAAGAATTAGGGATAGGTACTTCTTTATTAGCTAAACAAGCAGTTGAAATAGGAAGATTTGCCCGAACATTAGATCTTTCCACAAAGTCACAAGCAAATTTATCAAAAACATCTGTCCAAACAGGTCGATCAATAAAATCTCAATTATTATCTCAAGTAGGAGTAGTAAAAGGAGTTGAAGCTGAATTAGGAACTAGATTAGACATTCAAGGAGTACTAGATGAAGCTAACTCTATTAGTGGCCAAATCAGATCTCAATTAGCAGCTAACCCTGAAGCGCTAGCTAAAACAGTTGCGGTAGCCCGAGAATTAGGATTTGAATTAGATGCAATTAAGGGTACTAGTCAAGCATTATTAAACTTTCAAAGTAATATAGAAGCAGAATTATCAGCAGAATTATTAACAGGTAAACAATTAAATTTAGAACAAGCTCGTTTATTTGCTCTAACAGGTGATTATGAAGGTTTAACTAGAGAAATTGCATCTAATGTAGGTGATTTTTATGAATTTAGTAAATTAAATGTCTTACAACAAGATGCAATTGCTAGTGCTGTTGGTATGACATCAGATCAATTATCAGATCAATTATTTAATCAAGCATCTATTACTGAATTAAAAGAAAGAGCCAGAATTGAAGGAGACGCCGAAACCTTAAAAAATCTTGAAAACCTTGATGTACAACAAAAATTAGCAGTAATAATGGAAAAAATACAAGCGTCATTTGTTAGTATAGCTAGTATATTATCTCCTATATTTACTATATTTGAAGCATTAACTGCAACTTCTGCTAGATTTTATGGTACATTAGCAGGAATAGCTATTTATTCAAGTATAATAAAAAAGAACGCATTAGGAACTGCAATAGCAAGAATATTTGGGGCTAACGCAGTATTAGGACCCGTAGGAGCGGGTATTGCAGCACTAGCCGTAGGTGGGATGACAGCTGCTATTATGTCATCAGCAACTTCAGTAGATGATGTTGCTATACCTCCTGGAGGGGCATCATTTATATCAGGCCCCGCAGGTTCTTTTAAATTAAATTCCCAAGATGGATTAGTAGCAGGTACTAACCTAGGTGGAGGTGGAGGAGGAAAATCACCTGAAGAAATTGTAACCATGGCAGCTAAAGCAGCAACACGTGCAATATCAGTTGATTTTAATTCAGTTCGATTTAATTCAGTAAATTCAGTAGACGCTGTATTTGCTTAATATGTATAATAAATAATATATTATGGCACTTAAAAATTTATCATCATTATACGATTTAGTAGGGGGAAATCAACCTGTTGGAAATATGGAAACCCAACCAGGTGGAACACCTTTTGATTTAGGTAATACATCAACATTACAACAAGACTCATTAGCCCAAATCCCCACAGATTCACCATATCAAGACTTAAATGGCGAACCTGGTCCTCAATTTGATTTAGGGGAAGACTCTACATTACAAGAAGATAATTTAATAAATTTAGAATCACAATTAGATTATCCTGATTTAAATGGAGTTGATGGGGGGAATGGTTATTTTCATCGTATAGCTAACCCAGGAAAGTACCAAGGTAAGAAAATAGGTAAAAAAGATCTACATGAGTACTTATTAACTAATAGAGCTTATGGTTACACTTATGGTAATTCCTCAGAAAATGTAATTCGGAGACAATCAGAACACCAAGATTTAAACACAAATAACCCATCCCAATATTTAGATAATTTACCCCAATAAAATGGCTTTAAAAAAATTACTATCAAATTTAGAAGAAGGCAAATCACTTTCTGATGTATCACAAGATTATAGTTTTCAAAATAATTATAATTATGGTAGTTCAACATCTATATTTAATAGTGGATTTGATTTTCAACAAAAAACATTTGCTTTTGGGACACAAAATTTTTATGATAGACCAAGACAGGGTTTTAGTAGAGAACCTTTTATAAATAAAAAAAATAGAATACCTGATTTAGATAAAGGTCCTTCAAGTTCTTTAGGATTTATAGATAGTTTAACAGATGGAGCTATACGTGGTGGACTTTCTACAGCTATAGAACATTCAGCTAAAGATGTAGATAGAATAAGCAAATTTTTCTTATCACAAAGAGGTATAGGTTTTTTAACTACCCAAGTAGGATTACAATTAATGAATCCTAAAATTGAAGAAGGCGGGAAAGGAGCCTTAAGAGCTATTACAGAATTAACAGGAGGAGAAAATAGAACATATAATTTAGGAATAAATACATTAGCCCAAGTAGCAAGTAATTTTAGTGGGGTCCACTTTGATAGAGCAGGTGTTTTACCTATAAGAGATGACAGAACAAAATATGCTACTACAGTAGCTAATATAAAAACTGAAAAAAATAGGTTAGTTGAATTAAGAGAAAATCATTTAATAAATTCAGAATCTGTGGATCCATTTTCAAGAACAGGTTTAGCTAAAACTTTAGGGTTAAACGGCACAGGTTTTGGGGATTTTTTAGATAAAGCAGTTAATAAGGGAAAAGTCATAGTAGATAAAGCAAAAGGCCTATTAGGAATTACTAACAATATACTGTATGATTATTCATCTGGTCCTAGTAGTATATTAGGAATTGGTAGAACTACTATAAGAAAATATCAAGATTCAAAAATACCTGCTAATTTTAGAGAAGATTTAAATGGGGGACTAGATAAAACTCACACTTTAACACTAAACCCACTTGTAATTGATCAAGTATTCCAGACCCCAGATTCATTAAGTGGAACCGATAGAAATTACATCCCTATATCCTCAGAAAAATTTGCAAGACCCGAAGATTCTTATAGAGAAAATAACCATAGAATCAGAGCAGGTAACCCGGGTACTATTACAAATGATTTTGGGGCTAAAATATCAGACCAAAGAGTAGATTCTTTTACATATAAAACAATTGATAAAATAAACTATCTAGATATATTTAATAATGGAACTGTCCCAATAAAAAACACAAGAGACTTTATTAAATTTTATTTTAATATTATATCCCCGGGAAAAAATGTTAGATTAGCTTTTAGAGCATTTTTAGACGATTATAGTGACAATTACACAGGTAACTGGAATGAATTTAATTATGCGGGTAGAGGTGAACCTTTTTACACATATAATAATTTTAAAAGATCTGTTAGTTTTAGTTTTAAAGTAGCAGCTCAAACTAGACATGAATTAAAACCAATATACAGAAAATTAAATTATTTAATAAGTTCAACCGCCCCCACTTATGGGAAAGATGGTAGAATGAGGGGTACCTTCGTAAAAGCAACAATAGGGGACTTATTAAGAGGCAATGGTGATGGTGTACCTGGATTCTTTTCAAATATAGGAATATCATGGCAGAAAGATTACCCTTGGGAAATAGCTATGGACAACCCTGAAGGGGGTTCAGATAAAATTATGTACGAATTACCACATGTTTTAGATGTAAAATGTTCATTTACTCCTATTCATGATTTTATACCACAAACAGGTACTACCTCAACATTTATTATGCCTAATAATTCAAGATGGAAAGGACCCGCAGCTAACTCAGAAGGAGAAGCTCTACCAAAATCCCCAGAAGGATTTAATTTTAACGGATTAGATCCCCTAACAGCTAACATTTTGGACACAAGTGATATAGACCAACTAATGGGCCCACAAAATCAATTTGGTAATTTCCCAGATAATGATTTTAATTTTTCCCCATCACAAAATTACTAAATTATGGCAAACAGATATAAAGACACATCTATAAAAATAGACGAAAAACAAAATCGATATTACACAACCACATTATATCCTGAAATAGCCCCTAATATAAATGATATATATCTTTTAACTGAAATAGGAGATAGATTAGACATTTTAGCTAACACCTATTATCAAGATAGTTCATTATGGTGGGTAATATCAAAAGCAAATCCAGATAAAATTAAAAGAGATGGGCTGTTAATAAAACCTGGTATACAAATTAGAATACCCTCTAATATTTCAAACATTTTAAGTACATTTGAAAATATAAATAAAGCAAAATAATGTCTATATTTAAAGAAAGTTTTAAAGAAAAATTAAAAGACCAAATAAAACAAAGAGAAATTAAAGTTGGTCAAAACACTAGAACTTACCATCTCCAAAGACAATGTAGTATCAGATTAGCTTCTGGCGTTAATATAGATAATAGTCCTAATACTGCTATAAATAATGTATTAGAAGGCGGAACTAAAAAACCTATATCTACCACAACAGGAGAAGGTGAAGGGACAACAACCACAAGTAAACTCACAAATAGGTCGGGTTTTGGAGGAGCTTATGACGCCCCCTCAGATGGTTATGGTTATGTTCCTATGCCAGGTATTACTAGTGTTAATATTGAAACCAAAACAGCTTATGGATCTTTAAGAGAAGCTAAAATAAATTTTGAATGTCATAACTTAAATCAATTAAGTATCTTAGAAAGATTGTATATGAGGCCTGGTTATCCTTGTTTATTAGAATGGGGTTTATCTCCTTATATAAATAGTAATGATAAAAAAGGAAGTACTGAATATAATATGTCATTTATTTCTGATAATAATGATTTTTTTAATTCTGCTAAATCTTTAAAAAATGAAAATGACCTAGATGTTCAAGAAGCTATACAGAGACTTATAAGAGAAAAAAAAGAACAGTACGATTACAATTATGATGGTATGTATGGGATAATTAAAAATTTTAATTATTCTGTAAGACCAGATGGGGGTTTTAAATGCACAACTGAATTAATAGCCATAGGTGAAGTATTAGATAGTTTATTAGGCTCTGAAGGCGAAGAAAATAGCTCTACATTATTTATAGAAGAATTTTTAGAAGATCTTAATGAATATTCTTTTGCCTTAAGTGATGTGGCTTCTGATGGGGGTGATGATTATGATACTTTAGTTAGAGGAGAAAGTCTTTTAAATTTTGGTAGTTCTTTTAATAACGTAGGGGATTTTGATCAGGGACCCATAGCTGAAGAAGATAGGAGTCCGTATGAAAATTCTAAATTTGGAGACTACACAGATTACACATCTATAGATCCAGATAGAAGACTTACTAGAAGAAAAGAACTAAAAACAAAATTATCTAACCAAGGTGTATCTTTAGAGGGGGGTAAATTTGCAGGTTTAAGAAATATCAGTATTAATAATTTTAAAGATATAAAACCTTTATTATACATTAAATGGGGTAATATAGTAAAAGTACTAAACCATCATTTAAATGATATAAATCTAATTAAATTTAGTAGTATAGGAAAAGATAAAGAAGAACTAAAATTCAATCAAAATAAATTTAATCAAAATAGTACATTAAATGGCAGAACAGAATTAGACATTCCGTTACTTGGTGGAGATAACCAACTATATAGAATATACAACTTTGACATATCAATAAACCCTAAAATATGTTTACTACCCGAAAATTGGAAACTTTATGGGGGTTCTACCCCCTCAGGATATGATAGTTCTAATGAAAGATTAATTCGAGAAGTATGGTTTGAGGCTAATTATTTATATAAAACTTTTAAATCTGAATATTATATTAGGGAGGATGATGACCTTAAGGTAAATCCAGAATTTTCAATAGGTAAGTTTCTTAAAAAAATATGGGAAGGTGTAAACGACTCTTGCGCAGGTATGCATAATTTCCAATTATTTTCAGATTTTGAAAATCCTAATATAATAAAAGTTATTGATTTAGAATTTCAGTCAGATATAGACAAAAATACTATCCATAAGTTTAATGTTTTAAATAAAAATTCTATAGTAAGAGATTTTAATTATGATATATCAATTCCTAGTGCTTTAACTTCAACTATTGCAATAGCAGCACAAAATGCTAAAAGTCCCCAAACATTACAAGAAGTAACTTTAAGAAGTTTTAATAAAGGTTTAAATAATAGATTTTATGATCCCATTAAATCTAAAGCAAGTAAAGTCGAAAAAGCAATATATAATAAAAAAGTTAGGGCATTTCAAAAAGTCCAAATGCTCCGTATGTATTTAAAAAATGATGGTCAAAATCCCGGCATTGATACTGCTGAAATAATATATAGACCAGGATTTCAAAAATATTGGGAATTTATAGAAGCTATTTGTGAATTACAATTATTCACAGAAAGATTAAAAGGGTACACTTCTATAGATACAGATACATCACTTATTGCTAAAGAAGAAGCAGCCGCAATAAATACAGCTATTAGATCAGGTTTAGGTATTTTTACAGCTGCATCTATAGCATCTGTAGCAGGTGAAAGAGTGGGCCTCGACCCTGACGAAGTAGTTTTAAATACCCCCACACTACAATCAGTTTTAAATTATCATTCTGTAAAAAGAAGAAATACCGAACTCCCTTTACAAAAAAAACACGAATGGGTATTAGCGGGTGATGCTTATGCTGATTGGGATTTTATCCCCCCTTCAGACATTTCAAAAGCTCGAAATTATTTAAAAAAGGTTATAACTTTAAAAAGAGAATTAAAAAATTATGAATTACAAGGAAACGAAAATGAATATAAACTTATGGATAATATAATACCTGATATTACAAATATAATACCCCTAAAGCTTAATATGAAATTAGATGGAATAAGTGGTATAGTAATAGGTAATGTCTTTAATTTAATAGATTCTAGACTTCCCAAAAGTTATCACGATTCAGGAGTATCATTTATAGTTACCACAGAACAACAATCCATAGAAGGTCAAGATTGGACTACAACTATAACAGGACAAACAGTATTATTATAATATGGCATACTATCCAAAAAATAAAGCTAAAATAAAACCTTCAAAAGAGGGAGAATTTATCTATCAAGATGATAATACTCCTTTTCAGGGTACTTACATTAAAACAAGTAAAGGACAATATTTTGAAGGAGAAAATATTAATTTTCCGGGTAGAGTTATTATCCCTACCCAAAGTAGACAAAGAAAAAATAATTTATTAAGTTTATTAAAAAATTTATTATCTACTTTATTTAATTCAATTTTAATTCAACAATTATTAAATGAATTACTAAGTTCTTTAATTAACCCAGGTGATATTTTTAATATAAATCAATTATCAGAATTATTAAATAATGCAGAAGGTAGAGAACTTACAGAGGATGAAAAAAACCAAGCTCAATTATTATTAGATCAAATAGATTATGATGAAGTCTCTTTAAACAACACAGTTGTAAGTAATAGTAAATATAATGATTTAAAACCAGGTATATTTACTAAATTAAATAGGACTCGATCTATAATATCTACTAAAATAAAACCATCAGATAAAGATTATATTAAGGGGAGTTATTTAAGATATTTTGCTAAAAAAAATAATATATTAAATGATTTTCTTGAAATAAATAAATTTACATATGATTCTATAATTTCACGAAAATCTATTTTTGATATTAATTTATATCAAGTATTTAGTATAAGATGGGACTTAGGAGAAAATTCCCAAGAAGTAAATACTAACATACTATCAAGATATGAACGATCTTTACCAGGTATAAAAAATTTATTTTCTAACCCCCTAGAATTTAGTAAATCAATAAAAAACAATTTAATCACAGAGGGTAATGAATTATATTTTGAAAATGGTGAAGAATATAAAGGAGAATATCACATCCACCCAATCCAAGGACCAATGGCAGGCCCCACACATAATATAGAACCACATTCTAAACTTTATTATAATTATGAATTAGGAATCCCCAAAGATGAATCACAGCCCCAAGAAATATTACCAGAAGAACAACAAATAGGTTTATTTAAAACTGTAGGAGGTAATGAATACTATATAAAAGAAAACAAATTTGGTATATTTGCCGAAGTAGTAGACATAATAACCAATCCCCCCTCAGTAATATACACTTCAAAAACATACTTAAAATTAGAAATTACACCTAAAGATTTAATAGAATTAACTACTAAAGAAATAGTAACAGGATTTATGAAAGATATAAAAAATAAATCTGATAGATTAATAGAAAAAGGATTTTTCTAAATAAAAGTGGCTTCTACAAAGAATTTTTGTACATTGATAAGGTATGTTCTATCTTATCGAAACACCCGACCAATTCGCAGAAATCCGCGACATTCTCACAGACAAGTGCTATATTGACTATGTCCTAGGAAATGACAATACTCACC